ATATTTCTCTTTATATTGATGAGTTTATTGGTAAAAAAATAACTGGACAAATATCAGGAACAACGGCTATAATTCAATTTATTGCTCTTCCCGATGGAGAAAATGTAGAAGACTTAACAATATATGTAAAATATTTGGATTCTGCAGATAATTACTCTTCAGTTTCTAATAAAAAGTTTGTAGATAATGAACAATTAATTGCAGAAACTGAAATTACTTTTGGTAATACTCTTATTGAGATTGGATCACCATTCGCTCAGATGCTCCCAACAAAATCGAGCGCAATTGGATCTGTAGCATATATCAATGATGGAGTTTATTTCATTAGAGGTCATTTTGTTGATATTCCTTCTTCATATTTAATTTTAGATCAATATACAAATAACCCATCATATAGAATAGGTTTAGAAATTTCAGAATCCATTATTACTCCAGAAGATGACCCATCTCTAAACGATAATGCGATTGGTTCTTCAAACTATTCGGCTCCTGGATCTCATAGATTTCGCATTAAAACTTCTTTAGTTAAGAAAGCATTAAATGATGATACAGATAAGAACTTTATTGAATTGTTAAGACTCAACAATTCAAAAGTAGAGCAATTTGTTAATAAGACAGAATATTCAGAATTAGAAAAAGCTTTAGCTAGAAGAACATATGAAACTTCTGGTGATTATGTTGTTAAGCCATTCCAGATCAATCTCCGTGAGCATTTAGATGATTTCTTTAATAATGGTGTATATCCTAGAGGAACAGTTTCTCCAGATGGTGTAACTGCAAGTGAGGATTATGCTGCAATTGAGGTCTCCCCTGGAATTGCATATGTTCAGGGGTATAGAATGGATCTTCTTACTCCAAAATACGTTTCCATTCCTAAGCCAAGAACTTCAGAGTCTGTTCAGAATGGAATTATTCCATTCGAATTAGGTCAATTCGTAAAAGTTTATAATGTATTTGGTTGGCCGAATTTAACTGGAAGTGGTGTTGCTAATGCATATCAAACACTAGAGCTGAGAGATAACTGGAATTCGGTTAGAGGATCTACGGCAGGAAGTGTTATTGGAAGGGCAAGATCTGTCCAATTAATGCAACAAAATACAGAATATAACTTATATCTGATGGATATTCAGATGTATACTGTTCTGAATTTGGGATCATCTGTTCAAGTTTCTGCTGGTGATCTTATTATCGGAAGAACGTCTGGTGCGAGAGGATTCATCGATTCTGGTTCAACTGGAACCACAATCAAGCTAATCGAAGTTAGTGGAAGATTCGTCAATAATGAAATCATTGAAAGAGATGGTAGGGTTCTTGCAGAAGTTAGAGCAAATTTTGAATATGAATTCACAGATACTAAGCAGGTAGTTGGTAGAAATACATTAGATCAAATTACTTTCTCTGCTAATTTAAGCTTAAATGGGGCTTATCCTATGGTTGGTCAATCATTTAAGATTGACAAAACAACTAATAATAGAATTGAAGGTTTCTTGTCTAAATTTGAAAAGGATTTAAGACCTGGAGATGTATTAGCAGTTTCAGCATCAAATAACTCTGGTAATAATACTATTAGAGTTGAACTGGTAAATCAAAATGCGATTCAAATAACTTCACAAAATCAGTATGGTGGAACCGATCCAATTTTTGATTATCTCGTTCAACATGCAGATTTAGATGTAGCAAAAACTATTGGAACTGTAGCAGATGGTTCATATAATAGTGTTGTTAGATTAAGACCCATTTTATTTACAAAGGTTGATGATTCTGGTGATTTAACTATTGACATGCCAAAAGAAGCAATTCGAGCAATCGATGATGAAAGCTTCATAACCATGCAGCAGTTTGTAAATAAAACTGTAATTGCTGGTGGTATAACTTTATCGCTACCAGAAAATCAACAGTTTGCAGCTTTAAATTCTGAAAATTATGTTCTGACAATTACATCTGAAACTGGATCAGTTTGGGATATTGGTGATAATTTAGATATCGATAATTTGAACACTCTTGGAACATTAACTGTAAGTTTTGGTGCAACTAGACAAAGTATAACAATCTCTGGATTAACTAATGTAAATACAGTTACATTAACTTCAGCGATTTCGAAAAACGTTGTTACGAAAAAAATTAAAACGGCATCTAAGATGCGTGTTCTGAAAGCAGTCAGAACTCAATCAAATAATGATGTTCAAAAATTTGGCTTAGCATATGGTAATTTATATGGAACTAGAATTGAAGATCCAGAAATATCTTTAGGTATAAATGATGCATGTAAGCTTCATGCCGTTTACGAATCTTTAGATGATAGTGATCCTAAAATTCCATATGTAACTCTTGCTGATATAGTATTCTTTGCTACAGGAACAGTAATTGTTGGAAGTAAATCTGGAGCTAGAGCTAGAGTAATATCTTTCAATGCATCTGATTTAAAACTTTATAATGTATCATTAAATAATATTCCATTTTTACCAGGGGAAGAAATTACAGGTGAAGCTGCAGATACTTCATCGTTAACTGCTTTGATTGAAGATACTGAAACTTCCATCGAATTGGGAAGTAAAAATATTACAAATCAATTTTACTTAGATACCAATCAAAATTCATATTTCTATGATGTTTCTAAGTTAGTCAGACGTAGGGGTATTACACCACCAAGAAGGAAAATTTCTGCAGTCTTTGATTATTTCTTACATGAAGCTTCTGGTGATTATTTCAGCAATCAATCATATACTGGTGTTAAATTTTCAGAAATTCCAAATATTCCTGTAGGTAACTCGACAAAGAGAACCCGAGATATTATTGACTTTAGACCAGGAGTTGGTGAATTAGCATCTGGTTCTGGAACTGTGGGATCTCCTTTTATTGTCACATGTGCCACTTTAGACTTTAATAGTAGAGTATTTTCTACTGCTGGTGGTGCAGGGGCATCAACTATATTTGATTTAATGAAAGTTGAAGAAGAGTTCAGATGTGACTATTCATATTACTTACCTAGAATTGATCAACTCTATATTAATTCTGAAGGAAATCTTGTTGTTGCTCTAGGTAAACCAGAAGAGCAAAAGCAGCTACCATCTAAAATTGACAATGCAATGCTATTGGCAACACTATCTTATGCTGCATATCTAGATGATGTAATTAATGATGTTGCAATTTTGAGAGAGAAAAATAGAAGATATACCATGAAGGATATCGGTGATATTGATAAGCGTCTGGGAAATGTTGAGTATTACACATCTCTCTCTTTATTAGAGATGAAAACTCAAAATACATCAATTAAAGATGAAGATGGATTTGATAGACTTAAAAATGGATTTATTGTAGATGATTTTAGTGATCAAGGAATTGCAGATATTCAAAATCAAGATTATAAAGCATCTATTGATTTCACCACAAATGTTCTAAGACCATCTCACTATACAACTAATATTGCATTAGCATTTAATGATCAACAATCATCAAATATCCAAAAAACAGATCAATTGATAACACTGCCATATACTGATCTTAAAATTATTGATCAGCCATATGCTTCTAGACAGGAAAATGTTAATCCATTTAACGTATTTACTTATCTCGGTAGAATTGATTTAGTTCCATCTTCAGATGACTGGATTGATACAAATCGTGTTCCTAGGAGAGTCACTTCAATTGAGGGTAACTTTGAAGCAACAGCAAGAAGATTAAATGTTGATAATAATGGTTTTGCTCCTATTGAATGGGGATCATGGCAGACTACATGGACTGGAGTAGCATCATGGACTAATTCTTGGAGGGAAGGTAATATTCCTATTCGTGATGTTTGGGCAGAAACATCTATAACTACATCAGGTCAGGCAAGAACTGGTATTAGAACTAGGGTTCTACCTAGAGTTGATGAGCAATCATTGGGTGATACTCTCCTATCTTCAACTAGTGTTCCATGGATACGTTCTAGAAATATCGCATTTACTGCAGCTAGAATGAAGCCGAGAACTAGACTTCATGCATTCTTTGATGGAATTATAATTGACAATTATATTACTCCAAAAGTTATCGAATTGGTAAAAAATAGTGGTCAGGATATTAGAACTAATGAAACTCCATTTGTTATCGGTGAAACTGTCGTTGGTCAAACTAGCAGATGTCGTTTGTTAGTAACACCACCAAATGATGGAGTTGTAAAAAATCCATATTCTTTAACTGAAGAGAATCTACCAGAATCTTATGCATCACAAACTAGTGTTTTAAATATTGATACTATTAAACTATCAGAAATTATTAGCCCAAATTATTTCGGAAATGTGGCAATAGGTGAAGTATTGGTTGGATTAACTTCTGGTGCCCGAGCAGTAGTCAAAGATAGAAGATTGATCACTGATAATGTTGGATCTATTTCTGGATCTTTCTTCATCCCATCTCCTTCTTTAGATTCAAATCCAAGGTGGGCAACAGGAACAAGAACGTTAAGATTTACTACATCTTTAACTGATAGCAGAGTTCCTGGAACTGTAGATACTTCAGCAGAAACTGAATATATTGCATCTGGAACACTGAATACCGTTCAAGAAAATGTTCTCGCCATTCGTAATGCATCTTTAGTTAGAGATACTGTTAATGATAGTAGAGTAATTTCTTCAACTAGAACCGAAGTTAGAGTTGGTGGTTGGTATGACCCTCTTGCCCAGTCATTTATTTCTGATGAACCTGGGGGAGTATTCCTAACTAGTGTTGATGTATATTTTGCAACTAAAGATTCTAATGTTCCAATTTCAATGCAAGTTAGAACAATGGAAAATGGTTATCCATCCAAAATCATTTTACCATTCTCTGATATTACATTAACTCCAGATCAAATTGAAATATCAGATAACGCTGCAATTCCTACCAGATTTAGATTTAAGGCACCTATCTATATTAAACAATCTGAAGAGCATTGTTTTATATTACTATCAGACTCCAATGAATATAGAGTTTGGATATCAAGAATGGGTGATATTGATGTTTCTGGTAATAGAACAATTTCGGAACAGCCATATGCTGGTGTTCTATTTAAATCACAGAATGCCTCTACATGGACTGCAGATCAATATGAAGATTTAAAATTCTCAATTTATAGAGCAAAGTTTAATACTAATACTGGTAGTGTAATTTTTAACAATTCAGACTTGGGTATTGGAAATGGGGGAATAAGTAAATTAGCAGAGAACTCGATCAGAACAATTAATCCAAAGAGAGTAATTAACTTAGCAACAGGTAACACATATTCTTATACTATTGGGGCGAGATTAATTCAAGAGCCAAGCAATGCTGAAGCAACTGTAGTTTCATTTAGCACCCTTGGAGCAAATAATTCAATTACAATTACTGATATTGCGGGAACTTGGGCGGCTGGTTTTGTTCAGGGAGATGGTGCTATATTCCAAAATATAAAATCATCTCAGTCATTAGCAACTGTTGTTCTCTCAACAATACAGAATGGAACCTTCGCTATTGGTGATGTTATCACTGGTAGCAATAGTGGAACAACTGGTGTTGTTACTTCATATACTAGTGGAACATTAACACTAGAGTTAAATTATATGGATGGTGAATTTGATTCTTCTGATACATTATCAAATGAATCTGGAGTTAGTGCTACAATTTCATCGGATACTTATTCTGGTGATAGTGTAAATGGATATCCAGCATCAGCACCAACAGCAAGAATAGAAGATAAGGCAATTATTGTTTCTCACAACAATCATTGTATGCACAGTAGGCAAAATAATGTAGAAATTAGTGGAGTAATTTCTGAAGTTCCAGTTACTACATTGACTGTAGATTTCAATATTGGATCAAATTCAATTACTGTTCAGGATGCTACTGCTTTCCATAAAGTTATTAATGCTCAAGCAATTGGTAATTTGAATCCTGGTTATATTAAAATTAACAATGAAATCATTCAATATTCTGCAATATCAACAAATGGTCAAATAATTACAGTAGCTACATCAGGAAGAGCAGCTGCAGGAACTTCAGAATCAAATCATACTAGTGGTTCCGTAGTGGAATGCTATAACTTAGATGGCATTCCTTTAATTGAGATTAATAAAATTCATACTGCAATTGAAAATCCAACGCTAGATCAATACTTATTATCTACTAATTCTGTAGCTAGTATCGGTATTCTTGGTGGAGGAGAAAATATTTACGCCACTCAAAATGTTCAATTTGAATTATTAACTCCAAGAATTGCTACTTTAAATTTCCCAGAAACGAATATTACTGCAAGAGTTAATACTACTAGAGGAACATCTATTGGTGATGGAACTTCCATTATCGATCAAGCTTCATTTGTCAATACTGGAGAATATGATGATGTAGTAATAAATGATACGAACTATTTTACTAATCCTAAGCTAATATGTTCCAAAGTAAATGAAGATAATAAGCTCAGTGGTGATAAATCAATGACACTGAATGTCATATTAACTACAACAAAAGATACCTTGTCGCCAATTATTGATTTAGATAGAACTTCTATTATCACAACAACTAATAGAGTCAACAATTGGGTTGGCGGTGGAACAGGTGATGCTGGTTACGGATATGGTGATCCATTTGGTGATACTTCTACTGATCCATATGGCGATCAAAATGAAGCTGTCTATATTACAAAGCCTGCTAAATTATTATCTCCATCGAAGTCAATTAAGGTTGATTTTGCCGCAGATAGATCGCCACAAAATAAAATCAAAGTTTATTACAAGGCATATTTGGCTTCTGGAACAACAAATCCAAACCAAATTAAGTGGGTAGAAATGAATCCACCTGAAGGAAAAAATAATCCATCTCCATCAGAAACTATAAATTCATTTAAAGACTATGAGTTCTTTGCTAATAACTTAACATTTGATACCTATCAAATTAAGATTATAATGACCAGCACAAATCAAGCAATTGTTCCCCAAGTTAAAGAGTTTAGATCTATTGCATTGGCATCATGATGGATGAAAATTTAATACCTGTAGAAAATGCAGATGGTTGGTTTCGAGATGCAAAAACAAATGCTATCGTATATGGCAACCAATTAGAATATGATAAATACATCGAAGCATACAATGCAAGGCAAAGAAATAAGAAAAAATTTCAAGATTTGCAAAGTGATGTTTCTGTGCTAAAATCAGAGATGAGTGATATTAAAGCTCTATTAGTTAAATTAATTGAGGATAAGAAAAATGACAATTGATAATACTGAAGTAATGGAAAAAGAAGAACTTCTTCAACAGTTTCGTTCTAGATACGAGAATATTGTCAATGAAAATAGACAACTCTCGGCTAAGCTAAAAGAAAATGAAAATACTGCACTTAAGCTTCTTGGTGCAATCGAAACTCTAGAATATCTAACAAAAGATGGATCTGAAGTTGAATCACAAGTAGAAGAATAATTCATTGGGGGCGCAAGCCCCTTTTTAATATGATTGAAATATACGACAACATAATTCCATATTCGTTAATAGAGGAAGCTGAAACTTATTTCTTAAGATATTCTTGGGATTTATTGATTGATAATATCAGAGATAATACTAATGCATCGTTTGGTAAGGTTTTCGAATCAGAAGATTTTGAGCCTTTGGCATTTAAATTTTTAAATCATATTGATGGATCTTATAAGAAGTGTATATATAATTTTTTCAGACATGGAGATTCACCTAAGTTACATGTCGATTCTAATGGAGATGAAGGTATAACTATATTAATATATCTTAATACCCATTGGGATATTAATTGGGGAGGTGAAACAATATTTGCCAATAATGGAAATATTATAAGATCAATTAATCCTGTTCCTGGTCGAATTATTAAATTTCAATCAAATATATTGCACTCTGCAAGACCACCTGTATCATCTTGCCCAGCTCCAGGAAGATTCAGTTTAGTTTTTCAGTCTCATCCATATGAGATACCCACACTTAAGGATATTATATCAATATAAATAAACCAGAAGAACTGTCTCCAATTTAGTTTTACTTAAAAATGGCAAATAGAATTCAGTTAAGAAGAGATGGTGCTCAGCAGTGGGCAAATGTCAATCCAATTCTTGCGCAGGGTGAGCTTGGTATTGAAATTGATACATCTAGAATCAAGATTGGAGATGGTGTTACTCCATGGAATTCTTTAAAATATGAGCGACCAGTAGAAACAGAAACTAATACCGCAAACACTCTAGTCAAAAGAGATGCTGATGGTAATTTCTCTGCTGGTGCTATTACTGCAAACTTAATTGGAAACGCTGCAACATCAACTAGACTTGCAAACGCTCGTCTAATTACATTATCTGGAGACATGACTGGTAGCGGAACATTTGATGGTTCTGCTAACTTGACTCTTGTTGCAGAATTAGGATATGTAACTAGTTTACCACATTATGATGCTCAAGATTTGGGTGCTACTGGAACATATACCCAATTTGAGGTTGATTCTAGAGGAAGAATTGTTAACGCATTTAGCCCCAATACTCTTTCTCAGTATGGTATTACTGACGCTCAACCTTTAGACTCTGACCTATCAGCAATTGCAGGATTGACATCTCAGGGTCTAATTACAAGAACGGCAACTGGAGTTGCAGTTACTAGATCGATTGCAGGTTCTTCTGGAAGAATTTTAACTTCCAATTCTGATGGCGTTGGTGGCAACCCAACAATTGATCTAGCAGATACAACAGTCGTTGTTGGATCATATAACACAGAATCTAAAACTTCAGTTCCTTTGGGAGCTGGATCTGCTTCTCCTCAAGAAACGGTAAACGCACCAAAATTTACTGTAGACCGTTATGGTAGGTTGACTGCTGCACTAACAGTTCCTATTGCAACCGCAACACAGGGAACAAAAGATGCATTATTCAGTTCTGCTACTACATACGCTAGATACGCAAAAGTAAAAACAGCAGCTGGAAGATTATACCAATCGATTCGAAGTATTTCTTCTGGTGGAGCTGAGCCAAATCATACTGATACTTCTGATACTAATGGATGGAGATATCTAGGAAGTGCTTTAACAGAGCAAAAAGGATTAGCATCGTTTGATCAAGAAGATTTTGATGTTGATGCAAATGGTCATGTAACTATTGCTGATCGAGGAATTGATAATATTCAGCTACAAAATAACAGAATTTCATTTGCTGATGGAAACAGCAAAGAAGATTTTGAACTAGATCAAGAGTTAACCTCAACATCTGGTTATAGAGGATTTAATTACCTAAATTACGTTAAAGTCAATGACATATCTGGAAACCTTCTTTTTTCTGCTAATAATGTTGACAATTCTGGGGCTGGGGGCGTTGATATCAATGTAGATACTAATATCTCTGGAGCTAATATTATTCTCGATAGACCTGGAACATCTCCATTACAAACTATTGAAAGAACTGCTGGAGATTTAAAAATCTACCATAATGTTAATTCTTCAGTAAATAGAACTTTAGAAATTATATCACAAAATATAGGATCTGGTTCATCCCAAATTAATATAAGATCAGATGGTCAAATTTATTTGGAGTCTGTAAATAATGATGTAAGAATTGAAGACTTTTACATTATCAATAATGTTATTAGTTCAACAAATTCAACGATAGTTCTCGATCCTGCAGGCATTGATGATATTACGGGAACTGTTCAAATCAAAGGAAATCTACAAGTAGATGGAACTACTACAACAGTAAACTCTACAACTATTACTGTTGATGACCCTATCATTACTCTTGGTGGTGATACTACACCAACTGTAGATGACAATAAAGATAGAGGTATAGAGTTTAAGTATTATGACACACAAGCAAGACTTGGATTCTATGGTTGGGATGAAAACTATACGACACTGGCTGGCACGACTGGTGGATATCATTTCTTGTATAATGCTACGAATACTTCAGAAGTCTTTTCTGGTACTGATGCTGGTATCGTTGCTGGTAATCTTGCTCTTACATCCAACGTTGGGTCTACTAGTAGCACTACTGGTTCTCTTGTTGTTACAGGTGGTGTTGGAATTTCTCAAAATTTAAATGTTGCTGGAAATTCTGTATTTACTAGCCAAAGTGAATTTAACCACAATTTAACTTTAAAGGCTGATAATAGAGACTTTAAAATTCAAACTGCTGCTGGTGTAGATAAATTTACTGTCGATTATGACAACGGTAATACTGTAATCGAAGGAACACTAGATGTTCAATTAGAATCTAGAATTACAGATAATTTAATAGTTGCTGCCGACAATAAAGAATTTATTGTTAGAACTGCTGCAGGCGTTAATAAATTTGTAGTTGACACAGATAACGGTAATACCAATATCCAAGGAACACTTAATGTCGTAAGTGGAGTAGATTTTGATAGCACATTAAATGTTGATGCAAAGGCAGACTTCAACGCTAATGTGGAAATTGATGGTATCACTACAATTCATAATAATATTATATTGGATACAACTGGAAAAACTTTCACTATAACAAATGGTAGTGTAACTAAATTCCAAGTAACATCTACTACTGGTAATACTGATATTGAAGGAAACTTAAATGTTGCTCAAAATATTTACTTCGAATCAACAAATAATATAACAGTTGATACATCTTCGGCAACTGATATTACTATTGTTGGTGGTGATTATGGTTCATTGCGTCATGATGGTGGTGCTTATATTGCTCAAGATGCTCTAATTGGTGGTGATTTATATATTTCAGGTGCTTTAGATGTAAAGGATAGTGGAACAGCTAGAACTGCACCATCCAAACTAAACAATGTCGATGTAAGATATCATGCATATTTCGGTTCAACTAATGCTCAAAATGCAACTTATGCTAATGACCCTTCAGCAAATGTAAGAATCGCTGGAGGCTTAGGTGTCGTTCAAGATTTACATGTTGGTGATGATTTCTATGTTGGTAAAGAAGGATCCACTGATACCGTAGAATTTGAGATTCTCGGAGAATCTGGTAATACTACAATTGGTAGAACTGGTCAGGGATCAAATAGCGTAGGAACATTAACCGTTCATGGAGATGTAACACTAAACCGCGATCTATTTGTAAATAGAAATGTTACTATTGGTGATGCATCTGTAGATACACTGACTGTTAATTCTACTACTACATTTAATGCACCAGTAACATTATCATCTGGTCAGAATTTATTGGTTGGGGGTAACACCACAATCACTGGCAATTTAACAGTAAATGGAACTACCACAACTGTAAATTCAACTAGTATCACAGTAGATGATCCTATTATTACTCTCGGTGGTGATACTGCTCCAGTATCAGATGATAATAAAGATCGTGGAGTTGAATTTAGATATTTTGATACTCAAGCAAGACTTGGATTCTTTGGATGGGATGACTCTGCAGCAAGGTATGTATTTTTACATGCTGCAACTAATTCAGCAGAGGTATTTACTGGAACTAGATCAGGTATTGATGCTGGCAGCATTAAATTATTTGATACTACAAATTCTACTAATTCTGCATCTGGAACATTAATTGTTGGTGGTGGTGTTGGTGTTGGATTAGATTTATATGTTGGTGGATTACTCAATGTAACTGGAACTGCTTCAATAACTGGCAATACAACAATTACAGGAACTGCTAATATTGTTAGTGACTTTTCAGTTAATACTAACAGGTTTAATGTAGTGGCGGCTTCTGGTAATACTTCTATTGCTGGAACTCTAAATGTTACTGGAGCAACCACATTAAGTAACACTGCAAATATTGTAGGTAATTTTAGTGTTAATACTAATAAGTTCAATGTAATTGCTGCTTCTGGAAACACCAGCATTGCTGGAACCCTAGGTGTTACTGCGGCAACTACATTAAGCAACACTTTGACTTTAACTGGAGCTGCAGATTTAAATTCAACATTAGATGTTGCTGGTCTTGTTAGATTCGAAAATATTGATATTCCGAATATTGATGCTGCAAACTTTACAATTTTAAGCTCAGATTATGGGGCATTTAGATTTGATGGTGGTGGTTATGTTGCTGGTCAAGTATTATTTGCTGATGACGTTTATGTTGCAGGTGAACTAAAAATTAAAGATACTGGAGGAGCAACTGGTTCTACACTAAACAATGTAACTGTAAGATATAAAGGTTTCTTTGGAAGCTTAGCATCATACACTCCAACATTCTCCACCGATAATAATGCAAACATTAGAGTATATGGTGGTATGTCAGTTGGAACTGATATCCAACTAGGAAGAGATTTAATTATCGGAAAAACTTCCAGCGGCGCGACAGCAAAAGCTTCGATCTCTGGAACCACTGGTAATGCATTGTTTACTGGAACTTTAGGTGTAACGGGAGCAACTACTCTTTCTAGTTCACTAAACGTAACTGGAGCTATTGTAGCTTCATCAACAATAAATGTTACTGGTTCGTTGATTGTTAATACTGATAAGTTTTCAGTAACTGCTGCAACTGGTAACACTTCAGTTGCAGGAACTCTATCGACTGCGGGTAACTTTGCAGTTAATACTAACAAGTTTAATGTAATTGCATCTTCTGGTAATACTTCTGTTGCTGGATCATTAGATGTAACTGGAGTTACATCACTATCATCATCTCTTACTGTTACTGGAGCTGCAACTCTAAACTCATCTTTAGGTTTACTAGGAAACTTCAATATTAATACTAATAAGTTTAGTGTTGTTGCTGCGTCTGGTAATACCTCAGTTGCTGGAACTCTAGGTGTAGGTGGAAACACTACAATTGGTGGAACTCTAGGAGTAACTGGATTATTAACTGCAACTGGGGGTGTATCTGGAGATGTTACAGGTAATTTAACTGGAACTGCAGATAAATCAAATCTTACTGCCATCACAAATACAACATCATCGAATCTAACTTACTACCCAACATTTGTTTCTACTACAACTGGTTATTCAGAAATAAGAACAGACTCGGATAACTTAACTTATAATCCTGCAACAAATACATTACAAGTTTCAAACTTCAGATCTACCACAGATTTCACAGTTGAAGGTAATTTAACTATTACTGGAGCTGTATTATATGGTCAGGCTCAAGTTGGTGATATCAGTAATCATAATACAGATGATCTTTCAGAGGGAACAACAAATCTATATTTCACCAACGAAAGAGTTGATGATAGAGTTGCTAATTTAATTATTGGTGGAACTGGAATAACATCCACATATTCAGATAATGCAGATGGTGCTGGATCACTTACTCTTGCTATTGATTTTGCTGAATTTTCAACTACAAATATTGTAGAAGGAACAAATCAATACTTCACTACAGCTAGAGCAAGATCGTCTGTTAGTGCAGCAGGTGATTTATCATATAACTCATCAACTGGTGTATTCAGCGTTACTACCTTCAAAACAGCAGATGCTAGAGCATCAATCAGTGTTACTGACGCTGGCGGAGCAGGATCACTAACATATAGTAGTTCAACTGGTGTTATTACATACACTGGTCCTAATATCAGTTCTTTTGGTGAATCATTAATCGATGATGTTGATGCAGCTGCAGCTCGTTCAACACTTGGGCTAGGAACTGCTGCTACTACAAATAGCACTGCATATGCTACTGCAGCTCAAGGAACTACTGCTGATGATACTAATAGTGATCTATCTTCGCTATATACTGCGCTCGTAGCAATTGGTAATAATGCATCAATTACAACAGTAACTCAACTTAAAGCAGCTTTAGCTGCACTAGTTCGCCCCTGATAACTAATGGCTAATCCAACTACAAAAGCAGAATTAAAAGAGTATTGTCTCAGAAGACTGGGTAAGCCAGTCTTGGAGATTAATGTATCTACAGATCAAATTGATGATGCTGTAGATTACACTATTCAAAAATTCCAACAATTTCATTATGATGGTTGTGAAAGAGTTTATCTAAAACATCAAATCACGCAAGCAGATATCGATAGGTCTAAAACAAATATATCTCACACTGCCGTAGATAATACTACAACATGGTTAGAAGGTAATGGATATATTGATGTTCCAAGTCATATTATCTCTGTAGAAAATATTTTCACTTTTATTGATAAGGGAACATCGAACTTCTTTGATATCAGATATCAAATGAGACTCAATGACCTGTATGATTTCACATCAACGCAATTTTATCACTACTACTTAATTCAAACTCATCTGGAAACAATTGATTTTTTACTAGAGGGAATGAAACCTGTTAGATATAATCACGTTAAGAATAGACTTTATATTGATTTTGATTGGGAATCGGATATTGCTGCTGGTCAGTTTATTATAATAAATGCAACAAGAGCAATTGATCCCAATAATTGGTCGAAAATATATAATGAAATGTGGGTTAAAGATTACGCAACTGCTAAGATCAAAAAGCAGTGGGGGCAGAATTTAACCAAATACAATGGGGTTCAACTTCCAGGTGGAGTTACATTAAATGGTGAGATGATATATAACGATGCTGTAGATGAATTAACTAAATTAGATGATCAATTAAGATCAACTTACGAATTACCACCGATGGATATGATCGGATAATATATGACAACCAATCCATATTTTACACAAGGAACCACCAATGAACAAGATCTATTGCAAGATCTTGTTGATGAACAGATCAAAATGTTCGGCAAAAATGTATACTATCTTCCTAGAAAATTAGTTAAGGAAGATCAAATTTTTGTCGAGGATACTCTTTCTAAATTCGAACATGCATATGAAATTGAAGTTTACTTAGATGATGCTGGTGGTTTTAGAGGAGATGGTGATTTATTTTCAAAATTTGGTGTAAGAATTGCAGACTCGGTAACTTTTATAGTTTCTAGAAGAAGATTTACTCAAGCTGTAGATGATTTGGGTGAGTTAATTATAGAAGGAAGACCAAATGAAGGAGATCTAATTTGGTTTCCATTGGTTGGAAAAATGTTTGAAATTAAGTTTGTAGATCATGAAGTTCCATTTTTCCAATTGGGTAAAATGTATGTTTGGGGTCTTCGTTGCGAAATGTTTGAATATAGTGAAGAAGATATTGAAACTGGTATTCCAGAAATTGATGTTGTTGAGCTTAATTTTGCAAATGCAATTTCTCTAGTATTTTCTTCTGGTGGAACTGGTAATTTTACTGTAGGTGAACTAATCACTGGTGGAACTTCAAATGTAACCGCAGAAGTTAAATCTTGGAATTCTACAACTAGAACATTGATAGTAATAAACAGAACTGGATCATTTACTATTCCAGAAACAATTACTGGGGAGGATTCTTCTGCTTCTTGGATTACCTCTTCTTATAATACTATAAATAATCAAAATTCATCATATGATGAAAATGCTGATATTGAAACTGAAGCAGATGATATTTTAGATTTTACGGAGTCGAATCCATTTGGAGAATATGGCAATAGAGGGGGTGTAGTCTGATGTTAGGAACATATACATATCACGAAATAATAAGAAAATGTGTGGTATCATTTGGAACTCTTTTTAATAATATTGAAATTAGAAGAGTTAAAGATTCTAAGGTAGAGGTAATGAAAGTTCCTCTAGCATATGGACCTAAACAAAAGTTTCTAGCTAGATTAAGAGCTGTAGAAGATCTATCTAAAAAAGATGTTTTTCAAATCACTCTTCCTAGAATAGCATTTGAATTAAAGGATATTTCTCCAGATCCATCTAGAAAAGTAGCCCCAACTCAATATATAAGATCAACTCAAAATGATGGGTCGGTCAAAAAAGTTTATATGCCAGTTCCATATAATTTGACTTTTGAGTTATCAATTTTATCTAAAAATCAAGATGATGGTCTTCAAATTTTAGAGCAAATTTTGCCAAATTTTCACCCATCATTTAATATAACTGTCAAATTAATTCCAGATCTTGGAGAATATAAAGACTTTCCTGTTACATTAAATGGCATTGATATTCAAGATGATTATGAAGGTGATTACGATAAGCGTAGAACCTTAATTTACACTCTTACATTTACATGTAAAACTTATCTTTATGGTGCCATTACAGATGTTACTGGAGATCTCATTACAAAAGTTCAGGTCGATTATTCTACAGATTCTAGTGTCACTGCAACTAGGGAAGTTAGATATACGGTGACACCAGATCCAGAATCTGCAGATCCAGATGATGATTTTGGATTTAATGAGTTAAAGTCGGAGTTTACAGATGCAAGAGAATGGAATCCCGTCACAGGACAAGATGAAGAAATTTGAAGGAATTGATGCTGCATTAAATGTCGATTTAACCTTAGTTCCTTCTTCATCTGAAATTGAGCCAATAAATGCTGGCAATGAAATTGAAGTGCCTGCAATTTTTGACAAAGAACAATTAAAAAAAGATTATGAATTTACAAGAGGAAATTTATATTCTTTAATTCAAAAAGGTCAAGAAGCTGTAGATGGAATTCTAGAATTAGCTAGAGAATCAGATCAACCTAGAGCATATGAGGTTGCTGGTCAATTGGTTAAACACATTGGAGATGTAGCAGAAAAATTAATGGATCTCCAAAAGAAAGTATCTGAAATTGAAAATCCCACAAAGAAGAAGAGAGATACTCAGATTACCAACAACACGATGTTTGTTGGTAGCACTGCAGAGCTAGCGAAATTCCTAAAGCAGCAAAGAGAAATAAATAAATCAGAACAAGAGTGATATTTTAATTTTAGATAATAAATATAAAAAGAAATCCCCACCTTTTCTACCATGAAAGCACCAAAGACTTATACTCAGTTTATTACTGAAGCTTCAAATTTAGCAGAGGGAAATCCTACTGCTAGGATGATGCAAAAATCTAAAACCAAAGTAACTGGTCATATTTCAGCAGATCGTGGTGATGATGAATCTGCTAATAGAGAAAAGAGAAAAAATGTAGAAACCAAACTCAAAAAGAGATTTGGTGGATATCAAAAGGGAGTTGGAGAGTATAAGTATTCTTCTGGTGAAGGAACTGGTAGAGAAGTTTCATATCAGGTAACAAAGCCTGAGAAAATGTCAAAGAGAAAATTTGGTAAATTGGTAAGAAGAACTGGGCGTGAAGCAGGTCAGGAGTCTGTAATTACCAAAGACAAAGACAAGCCAGCGAAGTTGCATTATACGGAAAAAGGTAGTAAGATGAAGTCTGATACTATCGGCAAAACCAAAGCAGGAAAACATCCTGAGGGTTATGGCGAAACTTCTGGAACTAAAGTCAGAAGTAGTAAACTTCCTAAAAAAACTACTAAAGGAGCAATGCATTATGGTTGATGTTAAAATGTGGGAAGAAGATCAATTCAAATGTAAGTATTGTGGGATTACCCCACCAAAAGGTCATTGGAGACCTTTTACTTGGATTCAAAAGCATGAATTAAATTGCGCAAAAAATCCCGATTTAGAAAAGAAATGAAATCTTTTAAAGAATATTCTTCTGTAGAAGTCTCTCCTGTTCAGGAGGGGCTTCTTTCTCGTATCGTAGATAAAGTGGATAAGGTTTTGGCTCCACCAAAGCCAAAATTTAAAGCAAGATATGGATACGATAGTAATACTGGAAAGCCATTAGCTGGAACTAAAGTAAAAAGTAAACCACAAGTCAAGTCTTCATATGAAGATGATCCATGGTTGAAGCATTCTTCTGGTGCAGAAAAGAAAGCTCATTATAGACAGCTAAGAGGGGAAGAGTATATTCAAGAAAAATCAGAAGAAAAATATTGCCGTTTATGCTGTAAAAAAGAAAAACGTGAGCAGTGTGGATATGGTCCTACCATGTGGGATAGGTATACAGTCAATGATGCAACTGCTGCAGAAAAGAAAGAGGCTGCAATAGAATCTGGCATAATTCAAGAATCTAAATTGAAATTAACTAGATTTAAAACAAAATAAATATTACTGATGAACTAAAGATAGATGTCTTACATCAGGTACGATAAAGATAATAATACGGTTTCTCCACAACCATCGGCAAATCAACTATCTGTATTTGATGGTTGTGAAGGATGGTCAGAAATTACGTACGATGTTTGGAATGGTGATTATGTCGCTAGAAATTCTGACAATACAGTGAGAACTCCTGGAGTATTTCAGGCAAGAAATTCTGATAATACAACCAGAACTCCAGCAACATACCAACGTCATGATATCATCAATCAACCCATTAGTGATTGCCCATCTCTTGGAGAAGATGACCCAGCAAACGCAGCAGAACCCGATGCTACAGCATGGGTATTGATGGATGGTCCATTATATAATACTCCAGGAGATCCAAATTCTGGATTTATTGGGGGGCAGAGTTGGAGAAAAATGTCACCGATTGGTTATCTACCTTATGGAGCAGAAACCTATACTTATGGAGATGAGTATGTGAGGTGGAATGGTTCTTTCTGGGCATATGGCAATAATACTCTAGGAGATTTTGCTATTTCATTTGATGCTGTCCCATATCCATGGTTGGCAACCTGGAACAATGGATACACTGCTGCCAAGATTACATCAACATATATCAAGACAACTAATTACCCAGCGGTTCCCTAATCATGGCACAGTATAACAGAAATACCCGAGAGTTCTTAAATCAAGAAAGAACGTTATTCGAAGTAATGATGCTTTCAGATAACTGGGGAACTCGTGCCGATTTTCGCCCTGACTTTACAAGCAAGAATAGACTAAAGGTATCTCCATACGAAACATCATTCTTCAATACATTTCAGTTTGGAAAAGAAACTGATGTGTGGGATGAATCAACTGCTAATGGAGGAACAGCAACTCATAGTGTGAATATTTCTGGTGTTGTAATGGCAGTAACTAGCACTGCTGGTTCTGAAGTAATTCGTCAGACCAAGCATGTGATGAGATATATTCCTGGTAGAACATCTACAGTTGCTTTTGCTATTCGTTTAGAAACTCCTGTTACTGGTGTTCGTAGAAGATTTGGATTGTTTGATGTAAATAACGGTGCTTACTTTGAAGATGCTGGGGATGGAAATTACTATTGTGTACTGAGAAGCAAGACAAGTGGCACTGTAGTTGAAACTAGAGTTGCTAGAGCGAATTGGAATGGTGATAAGTTGGATGGAACTGGTAAAAGTGGCCACATTGCTAGCCCTACAGCACAACATATGATTAATATTGAATATGAATGGTATGGTGCTGGTCAAGTAAAATTTTCGTATATTATTAATGGAGAGACTCATTATATCCATACATTCAATACTGCAAATGTTTTGAATACTGTTTGGTCATCAACTCCATTTTTACCTATTCGTTTAGAACTGACAAATGTAACTGGTGCTGCTGGAACACATTACATGTATCAAGGTTCTAACTCAATCATTAGTGAGGGTGTGCCAGAGAAATTGGGAACATCTCAAAATGTCATCACTCCACTAGCAGGTAGAACGATGGCGCTTTCTAATACTTTTTATCCAATACTTAGCATTCGTTTAAAGAGCACAGCACTTCAGGGTATTGCGCTTCCATCGGCA